GCGAGGTTCCATCATGCCCGGCGCATCTTGGAGACAGCGGAAAGGTTGCATGGGGCAGGTTGTCTGTGCTGCTTGACCGCATGGGTGTTCTGACTGAGGCAGACGGGGCGGCGCTTGAACGCCTTTGCGATTGCTACACCGACATTCTGGAATGCCGAAAGCTGATCGAGACTGACGGCAGAACCTACAAAACGACGACACCGCAAGGCGAGACCCTGATAAAGGCTAACCCCGCGGTGGCGCAACTGAGGGCTGCTGACTCCCAGTTTAAAAGCTACCTGGTTGAGTTTGGATTAACTCCAGCGGCCAGATCAAAGGTGCACGCCTCAACAGATGACGACCAAGAAGAAGACCCTTTAGCGGAGTTCTTTGGGTGATATGGGAAAAAAGAAACCTCCTGGCCTAGCCGACCCGACAACGGAATACGCCAAGTCTGTAGTAAACGGTGAGCGCGTGGCCGGGCCTCACGTTAGGAACCAATGCGCTAGGCACTTAAAAGATATAGAAGAGGGAGTTTCTAGGGGCCTTGTTTGGAACGTTGAAGAAGCCAACAAATCGATCCGCTTCTTTAGCAGCGTTCTGAAACTCAACGGCGGCAACTTTGAGGGCAAGCCATTTGAGTTGCTCCCATGGCAAAAGTTTGTTGTTGGTTCTTTGTTTGGTTGGATGGGTGCCGATGGTTTCCGTAGGTTCCGGGTAGCGTATGTGGAGACCGCAAAGGGCTCAGGAAAGAGCCCGCTAGCTGCTGGGGTTGGTATGAAAGGGCTTGTTGCGGACAACGAGCCAAGAGCCGAGATTTACAGCGCCGCCACGAAAAAAGATCAGGCGATGATCCTTTTCCGTGACGCCGTTGCGATGCGCGACCAATCATCCGAGTTAGAAAAAAGACTCGTGAAAAGTGGCACTGGTGAGCGATGCTGGAATCTTGCTTACGCAGCACAAGGTGCATTCTTTAGACCGATCAGCAGTGACGATGGGCAATCTGGCCCGCGACCTCATATCGGCCTGATAGATGAGCTTCATGAGCACAAGACAAACACGGTAGTGGAAATGATGCGGGCCGGTACAAAGAGCCGCCGCCAAGCTTTGATCTTCATGATCACAAACGCAGGCCACAACAAAATGGGGCCATGCTGGGGCTACCACGAGTATGGCGCGAAGGTGGCTGCTGGAGAAATGCAAGATGATGCATTTTTCCCATTTGTTTGCAGCCTAGATGATGGTGACGACCCATTCAATGATGAGTCTTGCTGGCCGAAAGCTAACCCGAGTTTGCAGGATGCAGACCTGCCTGGCGTCAAGTACATCCGTGAACAGGTTGTAGAAGCCAGGGGAATGCCAGCAAAAGAATCGCTGGTTAAAAGGCTGAATTTCTGCCAGTGGACAGACGCCGAATCCCCATGGATTTCAAGCGATGTTTGGAATAGGGCGCAGCTCGATTTTGACTGGCGAGATTTGCGCGGGCGTCGTGCGGTTGCTGGCCTTGATTTGTCAAGCACCACTGACTTGACTGGCATGGTGTTCCTGGTTGAGCCGGTAGAAGCTGGCGAGCCATGGAAGCTAGTCCCGTTCGCCTGGCTCCCTGATGTTGAGCTACAGCGCAAGGCTGACAAAGACCGCGTTCCATACATTCGTTGGGTTTCTGAGGGTTACCTAGATACGACTCCTGGCCGGGCCATCAGTAAGCGCGTTGTGCTTCAGAAGCTGTCGGCAATGTGCGATTTCTTCGAGATTATTGCTGTTGGCTATGACCGCTGGCGCATCGAAGACCTGATATCGCTTGCGAGCGATGACGGCATCTCTTTGCCAGAAATGAAGCCTGTTGGTCAGGGGTACAAAGACTTCAGCCCAGCCATCGAGACATTTGAGCGAATGCTTCTGAATGGCGAAATTGCACACCCTGGGCACAAGGTTCTCGATTGGTGCATGAGGAATGCAGTGATTGAGCAAGACGGTGCAGAGAACCGGAAACTTTCAAAAGAAAAGGCATCTGGACGGATTGACTTAGCTGTTGCTGCTGTTATGGCGGCTGGGCTGGTTACTTCCCAAAGAACGGAAGACATTGATGATTTCATTAACTCCTCGATTGCTGGCTGAACGTGGCTAGATTTTTGTCACGTTGGTTCGGCGGTGGAGCAATTACCGAAAACACAGGCGTGCAAAATGCCGTGCCTTCGATTGCGCTCGTTCCTGACTCCGGGAACATATCGCCTGATGGCGCGCTACAGATAAGTGCCGTTTGGTCCTGTATCGACCGCCGAGCCAGCACGATCGCGAGCCTTCCGTTTTTTGCGTACACAACGAAGAACGGGCAAAGAGAACTAGCCCGCGATAGCCGACTGTATTCACTGCTGCACGACTCCCCAAACAGCAGGATGACGCCTTTCGAGTTTTGGCGGGCGATGATGCTCAACCACGACTTGCGCGGCAACGCATACGCGCGGATCGACAGAGATGGACGCGGCGAAGCAATGGCGTTGTGGCCGATGCCAGCAGATCAAGTCGAAGTAGAGGTGTTGTCTGACGCCTCGATGATCTACAAATACCAGCTCGGTAACGACATTGCTGTTTTGTCTGAGCGAAACGTTTTACACCTCAAGAATTTGGGCAACGGAACCGTTGGTTTATCGAAGCTTGAGTTCATGAGAAGTACCACGGATGAGGCTGCAAAGGCCCAGGGAACCGCCTCCAAAGTGTTTGGTACCGGGGGTAAACCTACCGGCGTTCTCATGCTGGACAAGGTTCTAAGCAAAGAACAGCGCGACAAAATAAAGCAATCGTTCGCTGAAATGGCCGAGGGATCAACAAGCCGCCTCTATGTGCTTGAAGCCTCGATGAAGTACGAACAACTTTCGATGTCGCCAGAACAGCAGCAGCTTTTGGAGACTCGGAATTTTACTGTGTCGGAAATATGCCGCTGGTTTGATGTCCCCCCTGTTTTGGTGCACCACAACGACACAACGACATGGGGCAGCGGTATAGAGCAGATCATGGACGGCTTTTACAAGCTGTCTATTCGGCCGATGCTTGTAAGCATTGAACAGGCCACCCGTAAACGCGTGATGACGGCAACTCAACGCTCTTACATGAGCGCTGAATTCGCCCTTGATGCACTTTTGCGCGGCAACCCAACCCAGCGGGCCGAACTGTACGCAAAGAACGTGCAAAACGGGGTCATGACACGCAACGAATGCCGTCAGCTTGAAAACTTGCCACCTGTTGCTGGAGCTGATGCGCTTACAGCGCAAAGCAATCTAATGCCGCTTGCAATGCTTGGCACGGTCGCAGCATCAGGCGGCACAGGCGCGAACATCGCGCAATAGGACAAAAACCATGCTTATTCAAAAGACATTGAAGTTTGACGATGTTGAACTAAAGATGCAGGGCGACAGCGGCACCTTTGAAGGGTACGCCTCCAAGTGGGACGGCGTTGATTCATACGGGGACACGATCCTAAAGGGCGCTTTTTCTGAGACGCTGAAGGCTGCCGCCCCGAAGATGTTTTTTAACCATCAATGGGATATGCCTGTTGGTAAGTGGATCGAATGCCACGAGGACAGAGACGGTCTTTATGTGAAGGGTGAATTGACCCCTGGCCTGACTGTGTCAAACGACGTCCGCGCGGCCATGAAGCACGGCACCCTTGACGGACTGAGCATCGGCGGCTTTCTCAAAAAAGGCGACTACGACGAGAAAGACGGTCGCCGTGTTATTCGCAAGTGGTCAACCCTTGCAGAAATAAGCCCGGTTGTTTTCCCCGCTGACGGCGCTGCACGAATCGACCTAAGCACCGTCAAAAGTATCGACTTTGAAAACCTCTTGCCTGAGTGCAAGAGCGAAAAAGAAATTGAACGACTGCTGCGTGATGCAGGGTTGGGCAAGTGGGAGGCAACGGCGGTTGTTTCTCGTATCCGTGCGATTGTGAAAGGGAGTGATTCCCTGCAAGAAACACAGATAGACAAAACGGCTTTGATTTTGGAGCGAATCCAAAAGATGAGCGCTTAGAAAACGCAAATCCCTGCATCGGCCACCTTCGGGTGGCTTTTTTATTTCCCAAATCGAAAGCACACACCATGTCTGACGCAATCTTGAAAGCCCTCGATGGTATCGAGGCAAAACTCAAACACTTCTCTGACAAAGCAGACGGCGAAGCACAAACCGTTGGCAAGATTTCTGCCGACACCAAGGCCGCATTGGATGCAATCGGCATACAGCAGCGTGAACTGGCTGACCGCTTGACCGAAATGGAACAAAAGGCCACTGCACAGCCAGAGGCCAAAGGCGTTTCGTCTTGGGGTGAGCAGTTCATCAAATCCGCCAACTATGGCGCATTTGCTGGCGGAAACCTGAACAAACTGCGCGTCGAAGTGAAAAACACCTTGACCGGCTCAGATACCAACGTCGCCCCCCAGCGTAACGCGGGCATTGTTGGCGGCGCGGTCCTTCCGTTTTCAATGGAAGCCTTGCTACCAAGCACAACGACCACCTCAAACGCTATCGAGTTCACCAAAGAGGCATCGTTTACCAACAGCGCTGCAGAAGCTGCTGAAGGTTCTGCAAAGGCCGAATCTGCGCTCACTTGGTCGCTGGTGAACATGCCGGTTTCTACGGTTGCCCACTGGATCAAGATTTCTAAGCAGTTGGCTGCTGACGCCCCAGCTTTGGCCGCTTACGTGAACACCCGGATGCGCTATGGAGTGAATCAGAAGGTTGACACGCAATTGGTTGTTGGTGACGGTACTGCACCAAACATCAGCGGCACCTACGACACCGGAAACTTCACGGCACACGGTTACGCAAACGCGGCCTTGGGCTCAACCCTCAAGAAATTGGTTCTGATTCGCAAGATCATGGCCGATCTTTATTCAAATGGTTATCCAGCCGATGCAATCGTTTTGAATCCTGCTGACTGGGCAACGATTGAAATCGAATTGTTCACAACCGCAGCAGGCCAAACCCTGTACAGTGTGAATGATGCAGGTCAAGCACGCTTGTTTGGTGTGCCAGTTATCCAGGCTATCGGCATGGCCGCTGACACCTTCCAGGTGGGCCGCTTCTCTGAGGCTTACATGGTCTACAACCGCGAGGGTGTTGTGGTTGAAATGTCTGACTCTGACTCGGATAATTTTACGAAGAACCTCATCACTTTGCGGGCAGAGCGACGCCTCGCACTTGCTACTGAAAAGCCAGCAGCAGTTCGCGGCGGCGATCTCACCCCGGCTTAATCAGGTAGCAAAAAAGGGCTCACTTCGGTGGGTCCTTTTTCTTTTGGGGGTGTCAATGCAAGTCGAAATCAAATTTAAGCGCACCGGTTCACACAGTGTTTTCGGCAACTTTGCTGCAGGCGATGTGATGCGATGTGATGAGGCCCTGGCCGCTTTCTATGTGAAAGACGGCGTTGCTAAGTACGTCAATGCAGAGCAGCTGGACGCCATTGTCCAGGCAGAAAACGCCACATTGACGCCGCCAATCAATAAGCCAAAACGCACGGCAAAAGACGTCGCAACTCACAAAGACTGAAAGGTAAAAATCATGACCATCCGAATGCTCCACTCTTTCAACGGGCTGTCTTACGGTCAAGTTGTTACAAATTTGACCACGGCTGAAGAATTGCGGCTGGTCGGATTAGGTCTAGCAACCTACGACGCATATGATGCCGTCTTGCAAGATGCCGACAGTCTTGACGTTTTGACAAAAACCGGCTCTGTTATTGCCAGCTCTCGTGTTAATGGCAGGGTAAATAGTACTGGCGCATCAGCATTTACTATGCACGGGTGCTTTCCTAGCCCGGTTAAATTTACCCACGTTCAGCTCGTTTATGAAAGCGTGGCCGCTTTTGCAACAATAAATGCGGTAGTGGCTGCGAGCGCGTCAAAAAACAACGGGTTTACCCCAAAAAATGCTGCCAACGCTGATGTCACATCTGGAACCGTCGTTACCTTTGGAACAACGGACCCAAACAACTTCACGAATCCAGGCGGCGGAGCGTCCACAAGCGCCATGCCTGCGGCAGTGTCTGGAACTGATGCTGGCGCGAACGTAATCTCTGGGCGGTTGTTTTCAGACATTATTAGTTTGCCTGCTTTGGATCGTATCGACGGCGGAACTAATTATCTTGCGATGGTTCGCACGTATGGTGCTCTCGGTGTGCCAGGCTCGTCACTCAGCACAATAAACCCCAGTTACTCAACGCCAAGCGCCGGGACGGTACAAAGCATAGAGCCTGATTGGGCGGGTGGGTATCAAGCCGGTGGCGACTTCACTGGCGGCAGTTACGCATCCTACAACCCACCGTCATTTGATTGGGTCACGCCCGCAGGTGTAAGGTTTTTCTGTGAATCAGAAGTCAAAACAGTCGCCAGTTATGGAGATTCAACAATGACCGGCTGGGCAGTCGCCCCCAACGATTTTGGCGGCTGGATTAACGGTTATGTTAGAAGAGCTGTCAGGCAAATTCTTAACAAAGGCAAAAAGGTAACTCACTGGAATAACGCATTCCAAGGGAAGAAAACTGAATTTCTTGAAAACCTTATCAGAGAAGTTCCAATATTAAAACCCGATATTGTCATTTTCCATGGTTGGTCAATAAATGACGGAACCTCGCAAAATGCTTTTGATACAGCATGGCAAAGAGTAACGAAAGCCTGGTCAACATGCGCGAATAATAGAATCATGTCTATTGTTTGCACGGCAATGCCAGCAAACATTGCAACGGGCGCAGAAGATGACAGGAGAATAGCGTTTAATGAGAAAATTAGATCAAGCGGCCAAAGGTACTTTGACGCTGACAGATTGATGAGTAATTTTGCATACCCAGCAAGAATAAAAACATCACTGCAGACTGGTGACGGCACGCACCAAAATGATGCCGGTCACCAGTTTCTCGCGGACGCGCTTGAGGAATACCTGAGTAAGTTGATATAAATCTGCCGATGAAACCAAGCCCTCTTAGCGAGGGCTTTTTTACGTCTGGAAATCAATGACCTACAAGATCATCACGCCAGCCACGGCCGTCATAACCACGGCTGACCTAAAGGCATTTCTGCGCGTTGATTCCAGTGCCGAGGATTCGTTGATTGACGGGTTCTTGCTGGCCGCAATGGCGAAGGTGCAGCACGATGCAAACTTGGCTATTGGAGTGCAGACAATTGAGCTTGCCTTAGATGCCTTCCCAGATGGCGGCATCAGTCTGCCACTCATCCCGGCAACGTCAATCACCAGCGTGACCTATGTGGACACGGCTGGAACTACGCAAACGCTCTCATCGTCTCTCTACTACCTGAACGACTACTCATCGCAAGATCATCAGGTGACGCTTGTTTACGGTGCTGAATGGCCCGACACACGCGACATGACGAATGCCGTCAAGGTTAGGTATGTGGCCGGTAGCGCGACATTGCCAGCATCGGTTAAGGCTGCGCTAATGCTTCTGGTCGGCCATCTCTACGAGAACAGACAAGAGGCCACAGAGAAGGCGCTGCACAGCCTGCCAATTGGCATCACGGCCTTGCTTGACCCTGGCAAGGTTTATTGAG